TCACTGATGGATACTCTCATGACCCCGGAATTTACATTTCCTTCATGATCTTCAGAACTTCCCCCATAACCAGCGTCACCTGCTGTAATACCGACAACAACATTTATACCTTCACCCGAAAGTCCATCATAAACTTTGAGTTTATTTAATTTAGGAATAATCTCAGCATTTTCCTTCGCAATCCAATCGAAAAATGAAGTATTGCTAGTGATATTGCCTATCTGATGTTGATTGTCATTTACATTGCTCATGAATTATCCTCTTTATATTTAATATATATTTACTATTTTAATCCCACTGTAATAATAATAGATTATTCATGTATCTAACTTCATTTCTATTCGGAATTATTTTTAAAACTTTACTTATTCTGTTTTCCGCATTGGTGCCCTTGACTGCCTGATCCACACCATTGCAAAATACTCTATATCGAGTTGCTCCACCCGAAACCAGATTTGCAGTCCCACTTGATTGATCATTAAGATTCACATCTGTTGGATTTGCACTTCCCCATGTCCCGCATGGTTCTTCGTGACAAGAATCTACTCTCTCAAATTGAACTCTCAGACCAACATGAATTTCTTCATCATTCCCAGTCTTAGGAATGTTTAAAGTATAAGGTACATCATCATCATAATCCAAAGAAATCCAATATTTAAAGCCCATTCCGTTTGTGGTGGAGGTGTCGTCTGATCTATAATCGGGTATATTTACAAGATACCATCCCTTTTTAAATTGAACTTCTATACTAGTACCCCTATCTTCCACCTGAACCATTCTGTTACTATATGTACCGGGATTACTAGGAGAGTCCGGGTCCATGTTTGCAAACGGATAGAGAGGACACGCTCCTTTCCATCCGGGACCAGTAATAGTATAATTACCGTCCTCGGGGGCACCTCCATCACCTATACCAGCAATATCGGGTGGTAATTGTTGATCTGTTTGAGTGACATTACGATCCCAAAGTTTAGAATAACTGGAAGTAATCCAATGATGCATCATTGAGATGGTTAAAGATTGTTGAAGATAAAACTGCTCTTGAATTTCATTCAATTCTGCCGCTTGTAAAGGAAGCCCGGGTCTAAATCCAGTAAGAACATAATTGCTAGGTGATCCTTGTTGTGGTAAGGCTTCAGATGGTGGATTTATTTGTTGTTCCATCACTCTACTTCGATATGGTATTTCAAATAGAGGTGTATCTGAATCCTTTAAGAATGGTAATATTTGATTTTTAGTGAGTGCCATATGTTATTTCCTTCATAAACATTTTACTATTC